GATTGCACGCGCCCACCTGAGTTGGCGTCACGCTTGATTGCGATACGGACGGCGTCCTTTGCGGTGGCGCCTGCGTCCATGGCAGCGAAGGCATAGGGAGACCCTGAGCCCGTCGCGTAGTAGCCGGGGTCCTGTTTGACCCAAGCTTCACCCTCATACTCCCAGAGGCTCCCATCGACACGGAGGTGCAGCGCTGAGATGTCCTGCAGCTTCGGGTGCGGGGCGTTGGATGTCTTACGCATCGCCCGCAGAAGCAGCTCGGCATCCTGTACGGCACCGGCCCACGCCACGAGAGACCCGTCGCGCAGGCGATGGACCTTGGTGCGCTTGTCGGAGACGATCATGTCCCCGGCCGTAATGCGGCTGTCAGTTGCCAGCTCGCCGTCTCTGTAGGCGAGTGTGGTCATCGGCTGTAGCCGTCCACTTCGATGAGGCCAACTTGATCGGCATCACAGGTGGCGCCGTCAGGGAACGTCACAGAGAACTCCCCGCAGCAAGAACACCCATACATGGACGCCTTGATCCCTGCGGCCTTCAACACGCCAGCGATGCGCTCGATAGCCTCTTCGTGGCTGATCTCTCGCTTCTCCAGCGTCGTCGGCAGGTGATCCGGGAAGCCCGGCGCGCTGTCATTCCATTCGATTGGCGGTGTCATGTGCGATCCCATGTGGTCTTGTGGACCGTCTCGGTCTTGGAGACCGCAACGACCTTCAGGATGAGGACTTCGTTGACGCCCCAGCGGCTGTTGTGCAGGTACTTCTCGGCGTCAACCTGGGCTTCCTCAAGGGAAGCGAAGGGCCCGGCCTCGCCTTCGCCGGAGCCGCCTATGTGGTAGTACTGGCCGGGTGCATCTTCGGCACGAAGCAGGCGGTCGTAGTCGACGGTGTCGCAACCGCACTCGTGACAGATGTCGCTCATTTGCTCTCCACTGCTCTGTTGAGCCCGTCGATCAGGTCGTAGACTTGACCGAACGTCAGCTCCATGACCTCCGCGTGCGCGCGGTCCTCGTATTCCTGACGGATGATCAGGGTCTCGTCGGCCTTCGCACCGTTCCTCGACCACCAGATGTCAACAGAGGGACACCCAGGGCGCCATTGGGCTCCTGGGGTTTTCACTGCGGGCTCTGCGGGGATCGTGTAGGTGGTGCCGTGTGCGTCGGTGCTGCTAGTTGCTGGCACTTAGCTTCTCGCGCAAGAGGTACCCCTCCAACGCCCAGATCTGGTTGCGAGCGTCGTCACGCGCTATGCGCCGGCCGATGCCTTCATCGAAGTTATCAGCGGAGGCGGCAGCGCTCTTGCCGATCACTACGTAGCCGTTCTGCAGCGTGAGGGCGCAGACGGTTACCGTGGTGCCGGGGATCACGTGGTAATACTCGGAGTGGATGGTGGCGTCGATGAACGTCGGCGTGAGCCGCGGGGCGTTGAGCCCTTTGGTCTTCAGCTCGGCCTCGACGGACGCTTCAGTTGCTTTGATCATTGTTTTTCCTTCAGGACTTCACAAGGCATCGCAGCCTTTCAGCTCGTTGATGCGCATCTCGGCGTAACGGCGCACCTTCTCCAAGTCGGTGATCTCGCTCTCCACGAGGTCCATGCCATCGTACTGCTTGGCGCCGGCGCGGGCGGTGTACTTGATGATGTTGCCGCGCCAGAACTCCATCTCGTTGCGCATGATGAACGTGATGGGCTCGATGGCCCACTTGGTGTAGTGTGTCGGCTTGATTACGACGTTGGTGTCCAGAGTATCGGCTCCTTCTTCGTGTTGTCCCAATCGCTCCACCGCAGGATCCGCGCGAGGCGTGCCTGGGTGAGTGCGTCTTGCTCGGTGAGCTTGGCCTTCTCGTATGCGGCCTTGACGATGTCCCAATGGGACCTGTCGTGGTCCGAGAGAAGAGCCTCAGCCTTCACCTTGCCGACACCCGGACAGCCCTTGTAGCCATCGCTGGTGTCCCCAACGAGCGTCTGGAACATGTGGTAATAGTCGGCCTGCGCTTCACTGATGGTCATCAGTTCACCCTGGCGCCAAACCTGCGTCGGGATGGTCTGCATGTCCTTGTCCTGCGAGATGATGATCGGCTGGCACTCGCGCACCGTCTTGGGATGCGTGGCGAGCACGCCCATCACGTCGTCGGCCTCAAGGCCTGGGAAGGCGCGGCACTTGAAGTCGTTCTCGACCTGCTCCCGCAATTCGACGTAGCACAGAGGCTTACGTGAGTTGGCGCGGTTGTTCTTGTAGGTCGGGTCGACGCCATAGCGGAAGTTCGGTGGCGACGAGAAGCAGAGAGCGTGGTTGCGGGTCTCGAAGCGCTCAAAGATGCGCTCGATCATTTCATCCAGCACTTCGCGTGCCTGTACCGGGTTGGAGCCCAGCACGTGGATCGGAGGCTCGTTCCAGTCGACCTCACCGAGGATGACATTAAACTTGACCTCCTTCTCGACGGCAGCGCAGGCCCGAAACAGGAACTCGTCACCGTCGATCAGCAGTAGTCGCTTCATGGGCACCAGATTACTGCGAGTGCGAGCGCCACCAAGCCGGCCAGCAGTAGCCCGGCACTCGTGCATAGGCAGGCCTCAGCCCAATCATGTACGTCGAGCGCCCCAAGGACCAGACCGCCCATGAAGCTGAGCAGAACGGCGGTAACGTATAGTTTCAGAAATATCACCAAAGTATCCTCGTGATCTGATCCGCAATGCACTGAGCGCCTTTGCGGGTCGTCTGTATCTCCACAAGGAGGTCCGCGCCCCGGTAGATCTTGATGGTGACCTTGTCATCCACCCGATCAGCCGCGACTTGAAACGGACCCCCTTCGAATGCGTGATAGCCTTCTTGCATCAGGCTCGGTCGTTCTCGACTTCAACCCAACCGTCCTCGCCGAACGTGAGGCTTTCGAAGTGTGCCTCAGCGCGGACGTTGATGATGTCCTGCACGACCTCGTCGGCGAGCGCCGGGTTCAGACGGACGTCACGCACGCCATCGAGATAGCCGTCGTCATAGCCTTCACTGTAGGTGCCTTCCGCCGCCGCGCAGTCCGCGACGAACTCAGCGCCCAGATCGTAGCCGTTGTCGAACGACGCATCACAGGCGGCCTCAAGGTTCTCCTGGCCGTCCGTCAGTCCCTGCTCGTATCCGTCGACCATGGCCTTATCGATCACGTCCGCTAGCTTCGCGATGATCATGCTGGCCTGCGGGCCGAACAGCAGCTCGGTGGCGCGGTACATAGCTTCAACGTTCACTTCCTGGGTAAACATCAGTCGTCCTTTTCGTTGAGCCAGTTGAGGCCCTTGCTGGTGATGAGCCACGTCTTGGCGAAGCGCTGCGCGCCGACCTTCGTGGTGATGAGTTGGAGGGAAGCCGCCATCGCGATGACGTCGGCCTCCTTTCGTGCCATGTCCGATTTCACGCGGACCTGCTCGCGCCAGATGGCACGCAGCACCTTGTGCAGTCGGTCGATTGCATCAGTGGGTGTCGGCCCAGGTGCGGCCGAACGAATACTCGCTGTCGAGCTTGAGCCTGAAGCCGTACGGCTCGCCGGCTTCTTGCGCGGCTTTGACGATGATGTTGCCGATTTCTTCTTCAAGACCTTCTCGTACGCACAGTTGGATTTCGTCGTGGATGAAGAGGACGAACATGAAGTCCCCGTCCCAGCCGTAGCGGTATCGCCTGCAGCACTCCTCGAACGCGTCAGCGACCCATCGTTTGCAGAGGATGGCGCCCGATGACTGGATCAAGAAGTTGAGTGCGCTGTGGCTGCTCCGTGTCGGGATGCGTCGACCGTCGAGCCCAGGGATGCGCCCCAGCTTCTCGACCTGCTTCGCGATCTTGTTCTGGAGGTCCCCGAAGCCGTCGATGCCGCGAGAGAAGTTCTCACGGATCTTCTTGCCGACCATGCGGATCCTACGATCCCCAGGGACACCTACGCCGAAGAACTCGCGATACAGGGCGTCACCCTCGTCACCACAGGATCTCTGGGCGTTGAGGAGACACTCGTACACGATGTCGCCAGCCATCTTGTCCTGGGCGCCGTAGATCACCGCATAGGCGAACCGTTTGGCTCCGTCTTCTCGGACGATGGTGTGCAGCTGGTTATGCTTGTCGCGGTCCCCAGAGGCGAGCCCCATCGCTTGGACAGTTGCCCAATGGGGATCCCCTTCCAGCACAGTGCGTGCGTACTTGCCCCCGTCGAGGGGATGCAGGTAGTGAGCAAGACCGCGCAGCTCCAATCCCTGCATGTCGGCGCCAAGGAAGCTAAAGCCAGGAGGCGCATAGAACAGTCGTCTGAACTCTGTGCCATAGGGTTTCTTCGCTGATGGGACCTGCGCAAGGTTCGGCAGGAAGTGCGAACACCTCCCCGTCCCCGTGCCACCCGGATTGATCACGCCGTGGATGCGCCCGTCAGTCTGCTGTGACTGGATCAGGGAGTTAGAGGTACCGCAGAGTTGCGACAGTCGCTTCTCCAGCATCATGTACTCACCCAGGCCATCCATCTCGGGATAGCGGGCGACGATGCTCTCTACGGTCTCTTCGTCGATCTGGGGCTTGCCGCCCTCAGTGAGCTTCTCCGGCTTCCAACCCTGGTTGATGAGCACGCGCGCAATGTGGTCGCGGCTCTTGGGGTTGAACTCGACGAGCTTCAGCTTGGTGCAAGGATAGCCCTTGAACCGTTTGACCTTCTTCTGTGTGAAGATGGAGTTGTCTTCGATGTCGAAGGTCTCAATCGTGACATCCTCGATCCACTCGTCGCCCCAGTATCCCTCCTTGGCGTTGGGCCGCTTGGGCACGAAGAGGCTCTTGGTCGGATCAGGGCTGATGGGCTGATACCAGTAGCCGTAGGTTTCCTTAAGCCTCTGCTCCAGTCCGCTCTTCTTCTCCACGAGGTCAGCTTGAAGCGACCCAGCAGCCCTTTCGTCAAAAGGGACGCCGGCCTCCTCAATCGCCGTGCAGACGTCTGCAATGCGGTGCTCTAGTTCGAGCGGGGCCTGAGGGTATTCCTCGGGCCTCAGGTGCTTCCAAAGGACCAGATTGGTGCGGCAATCCTGAAGCATGTACTCAAACATGTCTTCGTTGAACTCGCCCCACACGTAGTCCGCAATCTCCCGCGGATCCACGATGCCCTTGGCTCGCGCCTCCTCCTCACGGACCTCCGCGTAGTCACCCTTCTGCTCGCCCAGGCGATAGCCCCAGGCCTTCATGGAGTGCTTGCCGCGCATCTTCTCGGGGAGCTTGCCGGCGTCGATGAGGCCAGTGTCCGTCAGCTTGACGTTGGGGAACATCGTCCGCGCAATGACGAACGTGTCGCTGATCCTGGCGCCAGGGAGAGCCCCGTGGAGCTTGGTGATCAGCCGCTCGTCATGCTTCTGGATGTTGTGGCCGACGCGCTCCTCGGTCTCGCTGAGCAGTGCAATGGCGTCTTTGATCTGGTGAGGTCGAAACCCGAGGACCTCTTCGGTCTTCAGGTCGATAATGCCGACACAGTGCAGTTTGGTAGCATTCGCAACGAAGCCGTTGCTTTCGGTGTCGTAGAGTAGTCGGGACATTAAGCTCCGTTCTGGTAGGTGCCGGGTTTCCAAGCGTCCGCGCTGTTGGCCCAGCGGTCCTCTGCTGCCTTCAGTCTGATCTGCAGGCGCATCACTTCGTCACGCAGGGACATCACGCACGACTGCGCGCTAATGGCTTTCTCGACAGCATCAATGCTGCGACGGGTGCCCCACACTGTGTGTGTGTCCCAGGTGATCCCGCATTGATCTTCACGTCTCATAGCGATGCATCCTCTGTGTCGTCGTGTGGGTCGAACTCGGCCAGATCGGCCGCGCTTGCTGTCTCGTAACAGCCCTTCTCAAGGTTCCACTTGAGCAGGTCCGCTTCGCCCGTCTCGCCCGTGATGCGGCACTTGAGGGACCGCAGCTGCGCGAAGGCTTTCTTCTTGGGGTCTTGCTGATTGCGCTCGGCCGCCAGCACGTTGAAGGACACGCCCTCGATTGCCGACGAGCCACGGATGTCCCTGAGGGAGATCTGGGCGCCCTCATTGAAGTCCTTGCCCATCTGTCGCTTCAGATGCGAGACCGCGTACACGCCAACGCCAGTCTCCTGGGTGAACGAGCCGAGGCCCGTCATGAGCACGTCGATGTCCTTGCGCTCGTCGTTAGAGGCTAGGCCCGAGACCGACATGCTGATGTGATCGAGCACAATGCGCCGGCACCCACTTGCCGCCATGAAGCGCATCATGGTGAGCAGGCGGTCGCTCTCGACCGAACCGAAGTGGTCGTAGAACATCATGTTGCCGCGCACGACTGCCGCCAGGGATGCTTCCCACTGCTCGTCAGTCAACGCGTCAGGCTCTGACACCAGCTGGCGCAGGGGCTTCTCACGGTGCAGGCCGATGTACGCCTTCACGGTCGTGTCGTTGTCTTCCTCAAGGAAGATGTTGCCGATCTTGAAGCCGTGCTCCATCCGAACGTGGTAGGCGATGTTGCGCGCGATGGTGCTCTTGCCAATACCGGAGCCCGCGATGA